GTGTCTTGTTCCGTCTTGAAGACGATGAATGAATCGCCGACGTTGTTCCCGCTTTCGGATGCATCCCAAATGCATACCGATTGATCGGTGCCGAGCATCTCACTGCCGTCTTCGTATTCGCACGGCGTCGGATTGAGCATGGCAGTGATAGCAAAGATGAATGAGAGCAACTGTTTATCTTTCTACTAATTGAATGTTGAGTGTTGGCTTGTTTCAGCTTGTTTTGCTGGGCCCCCTGTGGGGCGGCACGCGCTTAGCTACGGGAACCGGTCAGGGTATCTGGAAAAGTAGCGGTGCCGCGCAAGTTAATGCGCGTTACACGATGGCTAGGTGTGCGCGGAATTGTGTAGCGCGCGTTCTTCGGAATACCGTCGTTTTTGTCGTCTAAGGCAGGGTCGCTATTGGACAAGCGAAATCGCACGCCGTTCACAACATATTCTCGCATATCATTCCCTCGCTGGGTTGGGTTGTCCTTGGGCACGACAATAGCGGGGTGAGACAAAATATCTCACCCCGCTATTTCTGGGTGTCAGATTCCGAGAGCCAACCGCGCGGCCTGCTCATCGATGCCCATCGCGATCATGGCGGCCAGCTTGGTTTCGGCCGATTCGTTGGCCAGCTTGGAACCGGCAGCTTCACCCTTGGCGGACGCGGCGCGCGCTTCTTCGGCGATCCGAAGTTCTTCGGTCATCTCGTCAGCGACCTTGGCATACGCCGATTCACGGTACCACGCGCGAACCGTCGCGTTCCGTCCGAGCATGTAGCCTGCCGTCATGCCGGCGTAGGCGATGGCATTGTCCTCATAGGACAATTCGCCGAACACGACAGCGCCGAAGGTGTCGAGAATGAAATGACCGGCCTGTGAATCATGCGGCAACGGCGTCGTCAGACGACCGGACATTTCGGCGTGAGTGAGCGGACGCCGCCCACGCTTGCTTTCCTCGGCCGCGATCTCGGTAGCGTCGTTCTTGACCTCGATATCGGTAGCGTCGTTCTTGATCGCGATCTCGGTCTTCTTGTTGGACATTTCGGCCTGCTTTCTCGCGCCGCGTGGCGCGTATCCCGATGGACATTGTTGTCCACCTGTTCCCAATGTATAGGACGGACAGGTTGTCAAGGGAAACGCCTTGCATAGTGCAAGGGAATGGCAGCTGGCCTTGTCATGCGACAAGATAAATAGCTACAATGTCGACATATCGATGCGTGAGCTGTTGGGCGGTACAACTCAATTCAAATTTGAAATTTTGAATTGTATACCAAATACATTAAATTTGAAAAATTTTTTGCTTTTCAAATTGTCCCCTAATCCCCTACATATACAATATTAATACATTAATTATCGACACATCGCTATGTCGCCAGGTCTATATGTTGACATCGTGCTCTTGACAGGCTAACCTCCTTGGTAGTACAACGCGCGCGCGTGCGCACACGCACACAAGCGCACACATACAGGCGCATGACGCGCGTATATAGTACTGACAAAATTGTTAATAGCAGTTTATTTTATAAAGTAACAGCAGTACAAAATAATAGCAGTTTATTTTATAAAGACAGAAACACATACAAGAAAGGTGGTGCGACATGTCTAGGGACGATGACGATCACTTCACATTTAACTTTGACAATTTAGGACCGCCAGATGATTCTGATCCTAATGACATTCCCTTAGACGTTTGGGTTCCTGATCGAGCTATTGAAGCTGTAAATATGGAAGCTTCTATGCACCCGGACGAAACTCCTGAACAACTAGCTCAGAGGATTCTGAAGGAAAATCTTGCAGTTATTGCAATGGGTATTACCCACACAGCTAAATATTCTTCTGATTCCCGACTTCGTTTCCAGGCGCAGACATATGTTATGGATCGTGTCATGGGTAAGATTGGTTCTGCTGTTCCTCTTGCTAGCACTCCAACTCAAACGCTTATCGATGATCTGATGAAACAAGTTGAGGAATTCGCAAATGTGGGTACTTCTACAGAGGAATAACATTCCAATTAACTTAGCTGGTTAAAAGTGCCAGTCGACTTTCGCGGTCCACACCCTGTGGTAGCAAAAACAAGGAGCCCGCTTTAATGAAAACACCATTAGAGTCGAAGATTTTGCGAGAGGCGTGGTTCAAGAAAATTCAATACGTACCGCATCCTGAGCAAAAACTTTATCATGACTCTTTAGCGCGTTTTCGCATTCCAACTTGTGGCCGTCGTTTCGGTAAAACAAGTATGTCAGCTAAAGACTTAGAGCCAAAGTTATTGTTACCGGACAGTCGATTTTGGATTGTTGGTCCGACGTACTCTCTTGGTGAGAAAGAGTTCCGAGTAATTTGGAATGATCTAATCATCAAGCTAGGTCTTGGAAAAGATCCTAGTATCGAAAAAGCATATAGTCCTAAACAGGGCAATATGTTCATTAAGTTCAATGATAGAAATACTATCCTTGAAGTGAAGTCAGCAGATAATACTGACTCACTTGTTGGTGATGCTCTCGACGGTGTAATTATGTCGGAGGCTGCAAAACATTCATCAGACACATTTGACAAATATATTCGACCAGCATTATCGGATAAGCGTGGATTCGCTGATTTTCCAACTACACCAGAAGGATTCAACTGGTTGTACGATATGTGGATGCTTGGCAAAGATAATAGTCTAACGCAATATGAAAGTTGGCGCTTTCCTAGTTGGAAAAACACTTTCGTATATCCTGACGGTGAGCAAGACGATGAGATTAAACTTCTGAAGCGCACAATGTCAAAGGAAGCGTTCGAGCAAGAAATTGCAGCAGACTTCTCTAGCTTTGTTGGCAAAATTTATCCCGAATGGGATATTAACGTACATGTTGTCAATCAAGTTTTCAATCCCAACTGGCCGAATTATGTTGCATTTGACTGGGGATACACTAACCCATTGGCTGCTGTCGAATTCCAAATTAGTCCGCGTGATACTATCCACGTATGGCGAGTACACTACAAATCTCATACCATGCTAGAAGATCATGTGCGCCTACTAAAGAATCGAGATCATCCAGACGGTTATCACATTAATCTATGTTTTGGTGATGCAGCAGACCCCGAAGCCGTTCAATACATTAATAGGCACTATGCTCCTTGTGTTGCGGACGGAAAAGCTAAAGATAACTGGCGAGACGGAGTCAACTTAGTAAGAAGCTTCTTAGAACGACAAATTGGTGAAGATGAATATGGCGGCCCCATCTATGGACACGCTTTAGAAGTTGATCCAACTTGCACTGATTTCATTCGAGAGATGAATAACTATCGTTCACCGGAATCTTCTAAGGGTAAAAATGTAACTGAAATGGCGATCAAACAAGACGATCATGCTATGGACGCTTTTCGTTACGGATTAGTTCATATTTATCGTCTTGGCGCTATGTCATCTATTGCTGATACAATGGATTTGCGTAGTGAACCTAGTGGACTAGTTACTAAACAACAATTAACTTCTGTCAGCCCGCAACCTGCATCCGCGATTGGTGGAAATAAATACACTAATGGTGTTACAGAAAAGCAAGAACAGAGGTTACCTGGCTTGGTTGATACGATGATACCGTATGAAAGTGAGCCCGGATATTTCACAACAATAGGAGAGTTCTAGTGTGACATTCCTACAAAATTTACTTGGACTGCTCCGTAAGCCGCGAAAGTCAATTGCCACTTCAGCGGAGGATTCATTAACAACTAAGTTAGATAAGACCTTAGCTGATATTCTTCAAAGCTACACGGTTCTCGATGTAGTCAGCGGGGATGATAAGGTTCCTTCTTTCTTAGTAGTTACAGAGAAAAGTTCCTCTGATCCTAGTTTTATTAATTTCAGTGAGCCTAGTCCATGGTATGAATCTGATACATACAGCCCCCCTGTGGTACGCGCCGAAGGCGCGGAAAAAACGGGGCCCGTTTTATTAAAAGAAAAAGTAACCTTTGGTGAAATTGCTTCATCTAGTCCTTCTCCTTATACTGGATTTATTCGTAAAGAGTACAATCAAAGTTTAATTGGAAATAAGGGCTTACAAGAATATAACAAAATGCGTAGTGATGGTGTTATTAGCGGAACATTGCTTCTGTTTAAAACTCCTGTTCATTCCGCAAAATGGTTTATTCAACCCTATTCTCAAGAACCACGAGATATCGCTATTGCTGAATTTGTTTGGCGCTGTCTTACTGAGTATATGAGTATTTCATGGACTCAAATTAAGACAGAAGCAATGCTCATGTGCGAGTTCGGTTATTACTCGTTTGAGAAAGTTTGGGAAAAGCGCGATATTGACGATGAGCTTACTGAGGAATTTGGTAAGTCTCGTATCGTGTTACAAAAATTGGCACCTAGGCATCCTCTAGATGTTGAAGACTGGAAGTATGACAGTCATGGTGGGCCAAAATATATGAAGATTTATGTTGAAGACGAGGACGGTGGAGTTACTGAAAAGAAGATTCCAATCAGTAAACTGCTTGTTTTTACGTTAAATCGTGAGGCTGGTAATATTACTGGTCGTTCTCTTCTTCGTTCTGCGTATAAGCATTGGTATTATAAGGAAGCTCTTTACAAAATTGATGCTATTCAAAAGGAACGACATGGGATTGGTATTCCAGTAATTGTTCTTCCTCCTAATTTTACGGAGCAAGATAAGATTGCAGCTAATACTTTAGGTCGAAATCTTCGTACAAACGAGCGTGCGCATATTACACTACCTCCAAATTGGGATGTGCATTTTGCAAAGCTTGAAGGTCAGCCAGTTAATGTAATCGAATCAATCGAAATGCATGATAAGGCTATTCGTGAGAATATTCTTGCATCTTTCTTAAGTGCTGATATGACTACAAACGAAGAAGATCTAGGTTTGTTCCTTAAATCTAGTCGTTTTGTGGCAGACAGTATCTGCGATGCGTTTAATTTGTATTTAATTCCAGAGCTTGTGCGTTATAATTTCGGAAAAGATGTTAAAATTCCGAAACTTAAGGTTCGTCGTATCGGTGAACAGGCTGATTGGCGCGTTCTTGCCTTTGCAATTCGTAATCTTATTGGTGCTGGTGTTCTTCGTCCTGACGACAAGCTTGAAGCTGCAATGCGCGATGAGATGGATCTTCCGATTGCAGATGTTACAACAACTCGTATTGTTCAAACACCACAGGCAAATCAAGCACAACCAGCTAGTACACCAAATGCAACTCCTGGACAGTCAACTCCTGAATCTAATCCAGAAGTTACTGGTCAATCTAACAAGATTAATCCAATTGGTAAAACAGATGGCACTGGTGGAAGTGTTGGATTACCACGTGGCGCTGCTGTGCCCCAAGCTAAGTTGCCAGGAGGTAACGCTGGAAACGATAAAGGTGGTCAATCATGAGTAAGATGAGTTTTTTAGTAGACTTATCTACACTTAAATTTGATGAGCTTGCTGAAAATGTTTCGTCGTGGATTATGGCGATGCCAATTGGTAAGTATAATCATCCTGTATATGGAAAAATTGACATTACTTCTGATCGTGTTCAGCGATTTGCAGCTAATGTTAATAATGGTGTTCGTGGTATTGATTTAGATATTGACTATGACCACAAAGAATACGGTGGTGAAGCTGCCGGATGGGTACGGCAAGCTGAACCTAGAAATGACGGTTTGTGGATTCTAGTCGAATGGACTACGAAAGCATACGAGGCGATCAAATCTAAAGCGTATCGTTATTTCTCGCCGGAATTTGACGATACGTGGACACACCCGAGTAGCGGCGAGAAATTTAAAGATGTTTTATTTGGCGGCGGTATTACTAATCGGCCGTTCTTAAAGGGTATTCAACCACTTAATCTCTCTGAGGACTATTACAAAACCGGTGAGATTAAATTAAAGGAGAATAATAGTATGGACCCGGATCAGATTAAAGAACTTGCTGCAAAGCTTGGTCTTGATGAGAGCGCCACATCTGAAATGCTTTTTGGCGCGTTAATGTTAAAGCTCAGTACACCTGAAGTTGTTGAGCCTGTTGAGCCTAATGATGATGGCGAAGAGGCTACAGAGCAGACTTCTGTTACTGCTCAGCTTTCTGAGCACCCACTTATTAAGAAGCTCACAGAACAGCTTGAAAAGCAGTCTACTGCTCTTAAGGAGCGCGAGATTGGTGATACAATTAAGTCGCTGAATGAGTCTGCTATTAAGGGTGGGCATCTCATTGCTCCCGCACACGAAACAGCTATTCGTAAGCTGCTGAGTGAGTCCAGTAATGATGAGTATTCGACTGTTCTTATTAAGCTTCTGTCGGACATTTTTGGTGAAGTCGGCCCAGCAGCTGGCGAAATTGCCAAGACTAAGAAGCTTGCCGAAGATGCTCAGACAGATACCAAGAAGTTTAACGATACTGTTACTAAGTTAATGAATGAGCGTAAGATTGGCTATGCTGAGGCTGCTGTTATTGCTGCTGCTGAGGATGAAAGTGCTTTCGAGGCTTATCGTAACGATTCTTACGCGCGAGAGGGTGAGTAATAATGGGCGCTGGTCCTAATTTTGTTCTGGACAAGGGTTACCTTGCTACAGGAGCAGATGCATACACTGCTGGAGAAGTTGTTGCTCCGAACACTGCTGTTCAGTCTACTAAACGTGCTACTTCTGCTGGTGCTGCTGATAATTTTGGCGTCTGCATGGAGAGTGTAGATGCTGTTAAGATTGCCACAGGCAAAGTTTTTCTTAATGTTCGCCGACTCGGAATTGCCCGAGTTAAAACGGGTGGTGCATTCGCTAAGGGTGCAAAGCTTACAAATGATGCAAGCGCTCGCGCAGTTGCTGCTGCGGCTAAGGGTTCTTTCTTCGCAATTGCTGAAGAGGAATCGACTGGTGCTAATCAGTATGTTGAAGCTTTAGTTCTCGGGTACACCAACCCGGCTGATACAACTGCGTAAGGATAAAGATAAATGTACAATCCTAATGGTTCTGGCAACATTCATATTGATCAGGTGCTTACGAATATTTCGTTAGCTTTCCCGAATAATGAGTTTGTTGGCGATAAGTTGTTCCCGACTGTTCAGGTTAAAAAGCAGTCGGATAAGTATTACTGGTTCGGTCGTGATACTTGGGTTCCTGAAACTTCTGATTTCCGGGCACCTGGTTCTGTTGCTAATGAGATTCCTGGCGTTGGTGTGGCTCTTGATAGCTATTACGCTCAGGAGCACTCGTTACAGCACGCTGTGACTGATGAGGAACGACAGAATACAGATTCGCCTATGCGTCCTGATTCTGATGCAACCGAGCTTGTTACTCAGAAGATTCTTCTTGGTCGCGAGCTTGCTATTCGTAACCTGGTTACTAATACTGCTAATTACGCTACTGGTCTTAGCAAGACTCTTTCTGGCACTTCTCAGTGGAGTGATTACACAAACTCTACTCCTGTGAAGGATTGGAAGGATGCTCGTCTGGCTATTCATGCGAAGATTTTCTTTGAGCCAAACATTGCTATTATTCCTTACCAGGTTATGGCTGTTCTTGAAGATCATCCTGACATTATTGAGCGAATCAAGTATACAGACCGCGCTATCCTGACTAAGGAAATCATTGGTGCTGTGCTTGGCATCTCGAATATCGTTGTGCCAGGTGTTGCTCTGGGAACTGGTATGGGCTTTAATATTACAGCTTCTTACCTGTGGGGCAAGGACGTTATTCTCGCTTATGTTCCGCCGCGCGCTGGTCTTCGTACTCCGGCTTTCGGTTACGAATTTGTTTGGGGCTATCCTGGTGCTCAGCAGGTCGATCGTTGGCGCGAAGCTCCGCGTAAGAGTGATCTTATTCGAGTTTCTCGTCGTTATGATCTTAAGCTTGTTGGTGTGGATACTAATCCCGATTCCCCGGATTACAAGAAGTCCATCGTCGGTTACATCTTCAAGAATGCTGTTCTGTAAGGAGTTATCATGGCAGAGATTGTTTTAATTCAGGTTCAGCATGATGGTGTTGTTTATGACGTTGACACTCCGGTTTCCAAGATCAAAGATCTCTCTCTTGAACAAAGGAAGCAGCTTCGCGACGTCGGCGCGATCGGAGAGCCTAACGTACATGAGACAGTTAAATCTGAGCTTGAGGCTAAGGACGCTGAGATTGAAGCGCTCAAAGCTGAGTTGGCTAAGGCCAAGAACACCACAGGGGAGAAAACCCCTCCGGAGAAGTAGGTCAAAATGGCAGTAATCGAAGTCGGAGAAGTTAATGATTGGCTCGATGGACAAAAAGCTAGTGTGGCTTCACTAGATGATTCGTGGCTAGCTCAGATTACTGCTGAAGTGTTCGGTGCTGTGCAATCTAAGTACAGCACCGAACACTGGACTGAACCGGGAAATACTCCAATTCTCATTCATAGAATTATCTCGATGAAGTACGCGGGTTGGTACTTCCATAAGAAGTACTCTCCTGATACTGATCCAGGTACTTATGGAGAGTTACTTCTTACTGATGCCAACTCTTTACTACAGGGATTAGTTAATGGCGCTCTAAGTTTGCCGGTCCCTGTGGTACCCCTTACGGGTAGTGCGGAAATTGCCGCTGAATTAATTAATTCAGAACCAGTCTTCCGTATGGATATGGTTCTGTAATGATTACAGTAACTTATTCTAATGCTACTTACAGTCCACGTATGAGAGCATTTCAATTAGATAACTTATCTAGTAAATTAGGATCTTATAAGGTACCTTTTACTAGATCTGTTAGAGAAGTTCTAGCACCTAGTATTAAACAGAATTTTAATGATGGTGGTAGACCTCCTTGGAAGGCGTTGAAAGATTCTACGGTGCGTCGTAAAGGGCATAATCGCCCACTAATTCGTGGTGGTAAGGGCAGCAAACGATTAAGTTGGCGAGCAAGTGCATTTGCAAGATGGTCATTTAAAAGTAACACTGTCGAGTATGAAATGCCTGATGTGCCATACTTTAGATATCAACAGATTGGTTTTGATCATGTTGGTGGTACTCATGTACCATCTAGGCCTTTTGCGATGATTCAACCAGTTGATAGAGATAGAGTTGAACGTATTTTTAATGAGTGGGCAGAGGAAACTATTAATAAGGCTATGTCATGACTTCTATGCCAGACTTAATTGAATATTATAAGACGCTGGTTACTAATAACAAAACTGACTTGGGCGTAACTGAAGTCTTTATTGGTGACCAGCGTCTTTTTCAAGGTCCAGTAACTGTCTGTGTTGAATCAGACACGAAAACAAATGTAGTTACTAGGGCAGCTAGTAGTCGGTCAGTAGATTCTGTTTATCGAATTTATTTATTAGTGTACTGTAATAGTATTGAAGACTATCATTTGAATAGAAAAAATACTGATATAGTTGCGGATAAAGTAGAATCGTTAGTTTATTCTTACCCAACATGTCAAGGTAAGGTTTATAAACTGGAAATTGAACAAATCGAATCTGGTTACATTACTCGTGAAAACAATAAAGTAGTGGCAGCTGCTCGATTAACAATACTTTTAACGGAGCGAAGAATGCTCCCTATTTCATTGGAGTAATATGTATTCACTTACAGTTAACTTACCTTACGCAGGATTAGAAACACCTGTTTTAGTGGATCATTTAGGTGAGTTTGTAAACGGAACGACCAATGATATTACTGATGAGCAAGTTGCTATGTTTGAGACAGCAACTGGCCAGAAGTTTTTAAGCGCTATGAAACGCTCACATGGTCTTTCTGCTAAATATGTTAAGGATGGTTCCTAATGGCTGTTGGTATTGGTGCTGGTGGTATCTTAGGTGTGGCTATTGAAGCTGTAGCTGGTACCTATGTAGCGCCTACAAAATATATCCCGTTTAATAGCGAGAGTTTGAAGTATAACATTAATCCTGTGGAACGTCGGCCTATTCGTAATTCTGCTGGTTTGATTGGTGTTGTGCCTGGTAATGCTACTGTTGAGGGTGATATTGAATTTGATGTCAGTGCAGATATTCTTCTGTACTTCTTAGCTGCGTCTCGATGCACATATGTCAAAACCGGAACTACTCCAAATTTTAACTATGTGTTTACACCGCAATCTAATGCACTTCCGGCTAAGACAATGTCTATTACAATTAAACGTGGAGATGAAACATTCGGCTATACTGGTTGTGTAGTTGGTGGGTTTACTCTTGCAATTGATAGTGATGGTAAGCTGACTTGCACTGCTAATATTTTTGGACGTAATGAGGCTACTCAAACAGCGCCTACTGCTGTGTGGCCGACTACTCCGATTATTAGCGCTGGTATGTATAGTCTTCAAATTCCTACTGCGACACAGGTGTTTGATGCTGACACATACGAATTTTCTTCGGAAGATAACGCTGTTGCTAATGGTCGTATTAGGAATACACCTGGGGCATCGTTTGTGAATTTTGGAGAATCTAACGCTACTGTTAAGGTTGAACGAGATTTTGATACACGTGCTGACTATGACTCTTATAAAGCAGGTACTGCTCGATCGATCACGCTTGAAGCAACAGCTAATGTTAGTAATAAGATTACTATCTTAACTCCTGTTGCTATTGCTAATACGTACGAAGTTAATATTGGCGGTCAGGGTGACCTTATTCGTGCCTCTGTTGAGTATGCTTCTGTTGTTGGGGCTGGTGGTTTCCATTATCAAATCACAATCGTTACATCAGAAAATCTCACGTAATACTTTACGCCAATTATACAAGGAGAAATTAATGCCTAAGGCAACTTTTAGTTCTGAATCTAAGCGATTTGAGTTGAAGTCGCTTCCTGATGGTTACGTTGTTATTAAGCGTATGTCTTATGGACAGTCGCTACAGCGGCGAGAGATGGGTAAAATTACTCTTGCGCTTAGCAAGGGTAGGGATACCACAGGAGAAATGGCTCTTGCTAATAAAGAAGCTAGTTATTTAGAATTTTCTTGGTGCATTGAGGAACACAATCTTGAAGATGAGAATGGTCAGCTTCTTAATCTTAGTAACCGTAATGATATCGATCGTCTTGATCCGCGAATCGGTCAAGAAATTGATTCTTATATCAATGAAATGAATAATTTCGAGGACGACGATACAAAAAACTAATTGGCCGCATCCGCTCGCGGGTAGTAACCGATGATGGTTCAAATCATGAGTATGCACAACAAGTAAATACTGTAATTGAACTTTATAATTTCTGTAAAGAATTTCGGGTACTACCCCGAGAGGGTGGGTTATTAGATCAAGATAGTTATGTAATGCATCTATTTGATGCAGTTATGGATGCTGCTAGTGAACGCTTATCTAAAGAGCGTAATAAAACTAAGATTCCAAGGGGTCGCTAAATGAGTTTTTCTAGCCATGAAATTCTTATGCTTATTCGCGCACGTGACGAAGCATCCAGAGAAATTCAAAAAGTATCGCGCGCGTTAAAAGCGTCTAGTGACCTTGAGGGTACATCTGAGGCAGCTAAGCGCGCTCAGTATGCAAAAACTATTGCTGCAAAGAAACAACAAATGCAGCAAGTACAAACAGCACACGCGCAATACCAGCGCACAATTCGTAATGAAATAACTACACAAAATAGTCATATTAAAACAATCGAAGCTGCTGCTAAACGAGAAGTTGCTACTGCGAGATCTACGATTAAGCAATATGAATCTAAAATTATTAAAGCTAAAGAAGAAGCTAAGGCAGTAACTGCTAGTTATGATAAAAAAATAGCTGCTGCACGAAATTACATTAAAATCAGGGCCAACTCGATTAATAAGTTGTTAGCTGAGAAGAAGCAGCATACGGATACTTATAATTCTGCTGTTAATGACATTAATAAAAAGGGTAATCTCGATGCTAAAACGCGTGAGGAAATGAGGCGCGCAGCAAGTATTCAGTACCGAGATGCTACTCTTGGTATGGATAAAGTCATTACTAAGCATAAGCAAGAAATTGCTGCTAAAAATGAGGTCTTGCGTACCCTTAATCTTCAAAAAGCTAAACAAGCAGAAGTTTCTAGAGCCGCTATTGTTAATTATGATCAAGAAATCTCGAAGATCAAAACGTCTAGCGCTCAATTTTCTTCTTATAGTAGTAAGCGTGTATCTGCTATTCAGAGAGTTATTACAAAACTTCGAGAAAAGCAGACTGTAGATAACATTAATGCTACAAATGCTGTTAATAAGATTCAAAAGGAGATTGACGCAGTTGGTCGTTTAGAAACTGCTCGACGTGTGGCTAATGAAAAAGAAGAAGCTAGAGTAGCTGCGCAACAAGCTGGTGCTATGCGACGCACTGCTGCTGGTGGCTCATTAGTTGCTGCTGGTGCTGTTAGTATGGCTGGTGGTAACAAGATTGTTGATGGAATTAACACAGCGACTGATGCTTGGTTAGATTATGATAAATTAGCATCCAGATCCTTAACTCAGGTTGATCAAGGTATTGGTATGACCAGAGATAAAATGGTTCAGTGGGGCCAAAATATTGCATCTAACTTTGCTGTTCCCATTGAGGATACTCAAGAATCTCTTTATGACCTGTTCTCGTCTATGGAATTTGGACCTGGAAAGACTAACAGTCTTGAAGATGCTAAAGTTATGTTGGAACAGGTTGCTATTGCTGCTGTTGGTGGCGCAACTGATATGAATACTGCTGGTGAATCTCTTGTTGGTATTATGAACTCTTATGATATTGCAGTTAAAGATTCATCTAAAGTTAACGATCTAATGTTCCGCCTGGTTAAAGAAGGCGTTGGCGATTATCAAGAAATGGCAAATGCCATGGGTATTGCTGGTCCTTCTGCTCGTAATGCTAGTCAGGATTTCCAAGAAACTGCCGCAATGATTGCTCTTATGACTCGTCATGGTCAGAAGATCGGTCGAGTTGGCACATTTGCTGCACGAGCATTTGATCAGATGACGGTTCCGAAGGTTGCTAAAAACTTTAAAGAATTAGGTGTTAAAATCTTCGACGCTAGTGGCAATCTTCGTAATATGTCTGATATTGTTAGGGACACTAAAAAAGCTCTTGGCGATATGAAGGATGAACAACGCACTGCTGCTGTTGATGAACTTTTCAAGGGCGGTCGTGGTGCTATTCAGGCACGTAAGTTCTTCAATGCTGCTCTTACTGATACCTCTGGTTTGTATGAGCAATTGAATAAGGATATGCGTGAAGCCGGTCAAGTTATGGATGAGAATGGTAATAAGGTTGGCGCTGCTAAGGTTGCTTATGACGAATTAGCTAGTGCTGATATGAACCAGATTCTCATCAGTTCTAATAAGATACAAGTAGCTATTCAAGAAATCGGTGAGGTTATCGCACCAATTAAGAATACTATTATGGGTTTCTTTGGTGACATAGCTGAAAAGTTTAGTCAACTTAGCCCAGAAGCTAAAGATATAATTGTCAAAATCGCTGGCGTTGTTGGTATTTTGATGATCGTAGCTGGTGCAATTATGGCTATCGTTGGTGCTGTGCTGCTATTCTCAGCCGCTGCTGCCATGGTAGGCGGTCTAGCTGTCGTTGTGACACCTGTCCTTGCTGTGGTAGCTGCTGTGGCCGCACTGGCTGCAATTGCTTATATAGTATATGCCAATTGGGAAAGTATTTCAACTTGGTTTATGGGTGTCTGGGAAAAAATAGAAGAGCCCGTAAATCAGTTTGTATCTACATTACAGGCTGGATGGGATAATATTGTTTCGGCAGCTAATGATGCTATTACTGAATTCCAGCCAGCTATCGACAAGATTATCGAGTTGTTCGATTATGTATCTGAACAGTCTGATAAACTAATTGGTCCACTTCTTTTAGTGCTAGGTGGAATTTGGACTATTATTTCTAGTGTTATTTCTGGAATTCTTCCTGGCCTTGGTCAATTCTTTGGTAATCTTATTGCTATGATTGCTGGTAATATCGAGTTAATTATCGCATTCTTTACTGGCGATTGGGATCGTATTCCTGAAATTTTAAGTGGCATTTTTGACAATGTTCTTGGCGTAGTTGAGGGTTCTATCAATGGTATTGTTGGTTTCTTCTCTGGACTATGGGGAAGTATTGCATCCTTAATTACAGGTAGCGATACTGGACCTATTACTACTTGGTTCAAAGAGCTACCAAACAAAATTAAAAATGCTATGGGTGATCTTAGTAAGGTACTTTCTGGTGCTGGCAAGGCTATTATTGAAGGCTTCTGGAATGGTATGAAGGACCTGTGGGAAGGTGCTAAGGATTGGGTTGGTGGAATTGCTGATTGGATCGCTAAAAACAAGGGTCCAATTTCTGTCGATCTTCATCTTTTGGAACCGCATGGTGAAGCTATCTTCAAAGGTTTTAATAAAAAACTTGCACAAGGCATTGAAAATACTAAGTCTTTAATTGGCGAAGTTGCTCCTATGCTACAAAGCGAGACACCAAATAGCAGCGTTAATTACCGTAATGTCGGTGAATTTGGTGGATCAACATTTAAGATGGATGTTCATACACAGGAAATTAATCCAGAAAAGCATAGTGCAGAACTTGCTGAAGAAATTCGTAAGAAGTTAGGTTTTTAACATGGCAATTCCGGTACTCAATGACTATGAGTACCAATATATGGAGGGCGGAGTGCTGCTTAACAACAGCACTTCGCTCCCATTTATTGACGTACATAATATTTCCGGGCTAAGTATGCCTAAAATTGATGCTAAAACTATTGAGTACGACGGTCGTCATGGTGGCTATGCTTACGCTCAATATGTTGGTATGCGTACTATTATTATTGATGGTGTATTATACGCTAATAGTAACACAATTAGTGCAACATTAGACACATTAACTACAAATTTTGCTCCAAAAGAAGAGGATTTTCCTTTCTTTTTTAAGGAGCCAGGAATCGTTCAGCGCTATATTTTATGTAAGCCTATTGCATGTGATTACGACGTTGATAATCTTAGAAATTATGGCGCTAGTAAAATTCAAATTCAGCTTAGTGCAGGTGACGTTACTAAATATGCAAATAAAGCAGACGTTACTATGGTACCGTCTGCACAGTACAATTTTACTAATGTCGGTAATTTAGAAACGTATCCTGAATTTACTATTTCTGGAGCGTATTCTTCTATGTCTATTGTTCATATTCAATCTGGTAACACTGTAACTATTGAGTATAACACAGATAATGACGATGACACAGTTATTGATTATAAAACTAATAGAGCTCTAATTAACGGAGATAATGCTTCTAACTATATAACATCTAGAGGTTGGGCTGCATTAGAACCTAATACTGTAGCAACTTTCTCTATTTCTACTGTTACAGCTAATATTATGGTTAATCCAGGCGCTGAAGCTAATTTTGGTGCTGGTTATGCTGTGGGATCTAACTGGACTGGTACTCAACAGTCAACAGAAGATAAGCGAAGCGGTGCTAAGTCCTTACGCATGGTACGTAAAAATAAAAGTGCTACTAATGGCTATTGTGATGTTCCCACAGGAGTAGCAAGTATCGCTGCTGGACGTCATATGGCATGGGTATGGGTTAAAGGTACTATGCCTAATGTTAGTATCTCTCTTATGTCTGGTGCTACAACGTTACTTAAAGTAACAAACGTTAAAGTTGATAAAAACAAATGGACGAAATACTCTCTTGTATTTACCACAGCGTCTACTCAAACAAATCCATTCTTTAGAATTACTGATGTTGATCAAGTAGCGAAAAAGAAGTTAAAAAATCAAAAGCTATTCATGGATGATTTCGGTTTTCAGTCTGTTAGTAGTGGCGATGTGACTGCTGTAGCTAGTACGAAAGATGGTTGGCTATAATGGCTAAGTATCGTATGGAACTTCAATTTCGTGATGGTACATATATTGGAACTCTTCCGTTTGCTGATTTACAAGGAGAATTAGATCGTTGGAATCAGCCAGATCAAATTAGATTTAAAACATCTAAATCTGACCTATCTACTTATATCAATACATTAAGCCAATTAGAAGCTGGATTAACTGAAGTTGCTTTATACAGAAACGATGTTAATATTTTCACTGGACCCCTGTGGGAGATTACTGCATCTAGCGAATCAGATACTATTACATGTGAAGCTGATGACGTTTCTAGTTATTTAAAACGATTACGAGTCGATGGTAACTATAAATATACTAAAAAACGAGCCGCCGATATTGCTTGGGATTTAATTACTAAGATCCAAGCTAAACCTGGCGGTAACTACGGTATTACATTAGGAACTAAAAGTACTACTAGTGTAATTAGTGTTACATATGCTAGAAAATCAGTAGCTATTTTATACAATACAATTGAAAAATTAGCAACTGGAACTCCTGGATTTGATTGGAGAATTGGTCCAGATAGAGTATTTCATGCTATTAATCCGAGAATTGCTATTACTTCTGGTATTACATTAGAATACCGTGCTAATATTAGACGTTATTCTATGACTCAACATGGTCGTTATATTGCTAATGATTCCTTTGTAAAAGGTAAGAATAAAATCATATCTAGCACTTATGTTGATGTAGACTCTCGTAATAAGTATGGATTACGCCATTATACTAATCAAGATGGTGGACTTAAATCTAAGACTAAAGCTAATGCTAAAGCTAAACAACAGTTGGCTCTTAGAAAAAATCCAGTGCCAACAGTGCAATTAGTTATCTCTGATAACTTAATTAATCCATTAGATGGAGATTTTGGATTTGGTCATATTGCTAATGTTACTATTGATGATGGTTGGGTTCAATACGACGCACAAATGCGCTGTAACGGCTATCAGGTAACTGTTAGTAAACAAGGTAGCGAGACCTATGTTTTATACATGGATGATCTTAAAGCTATTGAAGGAGATGGTGAATAAATGGTAAATATGGCTGATATCGTCAATGATATCTATTACAGGCTTGACGATAACGCTAATGACGACACCGATTTCGGGGATGATGATAATACGGCGGCGGTTATCCCAACAGCAGTTGTAGATTTTACTGGCGATATTAGTTATTATACATTACCAGTAACACATGAGCAAAGAGCTAAAATTACTTGGTCTTGGTCAGAACCTATTATGTATGACGAAGATAGTAATCCTATTGACGTAGATGATCCAGAAGTTCAAGATGATTTTGATTTTGACCCTGTGGTAGCATATATGTTTAGGACTAGTGAAACTGCTTATGTGAGTATTACATCTTTAAATATCATAACTCAAGATCATAAGTTAGAACGCGACGTTACCGGTTACGTTTATCCTATAACTAAGAGTGGTTTAACTGGTCCAGTTGCTACATTTATTGCTCATGTTACAAAGGATACAACTCCGCCTCCTACGCCTGCTACTCCTATTTTAACTAGTGAAATGGGTACTGTTACAGCCACATACAACGGTAAAGATAACACTGGTGCTGATATGCCACCAGATGTTAATTTACTACATGTATACGGCGGTACTATTAATCCTCCAACAGCTGAGGTCGGTTCTTTACTAGGTCCAGGGCAGCTTCCTATTGAAGCGACTGTTGGACTTAATTATTATGTGCGTTTTCGTGCAGAGGATCATGCAGGTAATTTTAGTCCTTATTCTGCTACTGCATCAATTGTAGTTAAATCTGTTCTTGACGATACAGGATTAGAAGAAGCATTAGCTAATCGCAGTCGAGTAATTCAAAGTGATACAATGCCGCCCGGGAGCTCTTATCAAATTAACGATGTTTGGTTTGATACGGATGATGGTAATAAAATCTACTTCTGGAAAGGGTTGCCCACAGGATGGCAACCACAGGGATTAGGTACTAGTGCTATTACTGATGATGCCATTACAGCTGATAAATTAGCTAATTCTATTAATTCTGAGATCGCTTCTAAAGCATCTGTAGACTATATTATCTCTCGTGGAACTGATTTAGTTGCTAATGGCACAGGATTATTAGGTACTAATTATAACTTCCCTAATACAACATTTGATAGTGCTGACACTCCGATTGGTCGTGGTTCTTTCAGATCTAATAATGCGTCTAATACTACAATTATTAGTACAGAACTAATTCCAGTAGATCCTTCTAAGAGGTATATTCTTCAAGTATACGCTAAACAAAAATCTTCTTCAAATACGGCTGTTGCTTATTCTGGATTGGCTCCTTATGATGTAGATCAATTAAATATTCAACCCTATCATTATATGATTCAGAATAATACTACAACTACATTAGCTAATACTGTAGTTCCAGGAGCTACTACTATTGATTTAGTTAATGCTGCAAACTGGAATAATTCAGCTGGGGCTAGTTCTTGGTTACGAAGTTTAATTGCTTGGAACTATGTAGATGGTCAAGGAAAAACATGGCCAGTAGAAACATACTCACGTATGCGGTATTCAGATTTATGGGCTGATGGTGGTATTTCTGGAAATCAGATTACACTGAAAGTGCCTTGGGCTGGACCAACACTACCAGCTGGAACTCCGGTATCGAATGGTAGTTCTGCTGGATCTTATATGTATGGAGGACTGAATGCAACTGTTGTTCCTAAGGTTTGGACTAGCTATACTTCTGCTATCTATACTGGTGAACATACAAATAAACAAGCAGGAGCTACAACTGCATTCCCACCTGGAACTGCATATGTTAAGCTCGCTTTCTTACCTAACTTTTCTGATACTGCTAATAGTAGGCATTCTTTTGCTGGCATTAGCTTTTCTGATAGTACAGCTGCACAAGTTACAGCTAATACAGCGTTAACAACAGCTAATGGTAAGAATAAGGTTACTTTCAGCGCATCAGCGCCAACAGTGGCATCTCCCGGCGTCCCTGGTGATATTTGGTGGGTAAGATCTGGCAATACTATTACGGCGCAATACTTATGCACTGCTGGAACTGGTGTTGCTTATGGTAATACCTGGGTTACTCAGACTCTTACTAACACAACTATTGCTAATTTAGATGCTGGCAAGATCACCACGGGGTCATTATCAGCAGATCGAATTAATGCTAACACAATTACAGTAGATAAACTAGTAATCGGTGATATGTCTAATATTGCTCTAGACCCTGTGGTAGACGCAGATATTGGAGTAAATTGGACTGGAACTAATGTAGCTGTTACTGCCGTTACTGGTGCTGTTTCATCTCTGCGTGCATTAGTTAATAATGCTACAGGCAATTGGAAAGTTGAGTCAGTAGGTTTCTTTCCTGTTGATGTAGGTGCTTGGTATGCTGTAGGTGGAGAAGTTTATCGAAATGCTTCCGGAGCAATAAATGTAGGTATTCAGTTTTATAACGATGCTAAAACTGCTATTGGATCAGTAGTTAATGGTGTGGTTAATTTTAATGTAAATATAACATGGACTGTAGTAGTCGGTTCCGTACAGGCGCCAGCTAATGCAGCATATGGTAAACTAGTTGCTACTAGTGATGGTTTGACAGGAGTAAATCATGCGTATATTACTGGATTTATTCTTCGTAGAATGGCGTCAGGAGAATTAATTGTTGATGGTGCCGTTGTTGCGAATAAGTTAGCAACTAACTCTGTTGTTGCCGGTAAAATTGCAACTGATGCTATTGAAGCTAGACATTTATCTGCTAATTCTATTGATGTTGGTACAGATGTAATTGCTAATGGTGCTATTGTTGGTAATCACGTTGCTGCTCTAACTATTACTGGCGCTAAAATTGCTGCTAATACCATTACTGGTGATAAAATATTAGCTAATCAAATTGTAGCTAGTCATATTACAACTGGCGCTATTACATCAGACAAAATTTTAGCTGGTGCTATCGATGGTAAAGTTATCACTGGTGCAATTATTCAAACAATTGTAACAGCTAATCGTGGAATCATCCTAGATACTAATAGTTTACGAGCATATAATTCATCTGGTGTAGCTACATTAACCATCAACGCTTCTACTGGTGCAATTAGCATGCTTGGTAGTTTAACTTCTGGTTCTACTATTACTGGCTCTACTATCACTGGTGGCGTAATTAATGGCACTATTATTAATTCAGAAGATGGTTTGGTTGTAGATAATAGCGGATCTATTCGTCTTAATAATTCATCTGGCTATGTGCGTATAACTGGTTTATATGTATCAGGTAGTGGAAATGTTTTATCTGTTAGCGCTAATGGCGGTATTTCTGTCGGAAGCGGTAGTAATGCTTGGGTTAGTGCTACTGGTGGTTTTTATTCTGGATCAGGTAATATCACAACTGGAAGTGGTGATATTGGAACCACAAGCGGTATCGTCTTTTCATCTAGTACAATTTATCCAAGTAATTTTGGTAGATTAGTTGTTGGAATGGCTACTACAACAGGCTCATCTAATATTTATTCTGCCAGTAATGCCAGTCAATTACAACGTATTTCATCTTTGAGAAAGTATAAAAAATTAATTAGTGATAATATTACTGATGATTTTCTTATGATGAAACCAAAAACTTGGTATGATAAAAGTCAAATTGAAGAAGCAGGACTAGACTCCGAGACTGTTACTGAAAAGGAATGCATTAAAGCTGGACTTCGTCGTATTGCTGGATTTATTGCAGAAGAAATAGAAGAAGTTAATCCTTTATATGCAACATATTATGAAAGTGACCTTACTGGTGGTGCATATGATCGTCTTACAGTAGCTATTCATAAAACGTT